CTCGACTCCGGAAAAATCTGACAATTCACGCGTAAAGGGGTATGAGAAAAATGAAGATGGCGACAGAGGACAGAATCAAGGAATCCCTGCTCGACCAGCTGAAGGCTCAGAACAAATTCACGGACTACTGTATCGATCTCGTCGAGACTTACATGGTCCATTTTCGTCTGAAGGAGGAGCTGGCGGCAGATATAGCAAAAAACGGGATCCGGATCACGGTGGGTACGGGGAACGGGCATGACAAGACGATTGCAAATCCGAGCGTCACGGATCTTAAGAACGAGACGCTGGTCATGCTGCAGATCCTCAAGGCGCTAGATCTGCAGGAACCGACGCTGGCAGGCTCCAAAGATGATTATTTGTAAAGAAATCGACGATTACCTTGCGTATTGCAAGGCACACCCAAAGTGGATCAATCGCGACCGCAAGCTGTTGATCAAGAACATCGTCAAGCCGACGCTCAAGCGCAAGGACGTGCGCTTCGATGAGTACACGTTCGGGAACTGTATAAAATACATCGAGACGAACTACTACCCGCTTTTCCCATATCAAAAATTCGTAATTGCCTTCGCTTTCATGTATGGGCTGGACGGCGAGCCGATATTCCCGGAAATCGTGATCCTGATGGGCCGCGGAAACGGCAAAGACGGATTCATGGCGCCGCTGGCTAATTTCTTTCAGACTCCCCTCTACGGGATCCCCGAATACCATGTGGAGCTGGTGGCCAATTCCGAAGACCAGATAAAGGACACCTTCAACGTGGTCTATAACCGGCTGGCCACAAACCCGAAATTCAAAGGAAAATTCCGAACGACCAAAGAGGTCATAGAAAACCTCGAAACGCGGTCGATGCTGAGATACAACACGAGCAATGCCAAGACCAAAGACGGCAAAGCCCCGGGCTGTATCTTTTTTAATGAGTATCATGCGTATGAAAACAACGACTCGGTAAACGTCTTTGAGTCCTCAGAAGGCAAGAAGCAGCATTTTCGCGAGATCATCGTGACGACAAACGGGTATGTCCGCGAGGGGCCGCTTGACACACTGCTCGATGACTGCCGCGTGATCCTCGAGGGAGGCGCTAATCCCCTGGGAATCTTCCCGTTCCTCTGCCGGCTGGACCGGGAGAGCGAAATCGGAAAGCTCGAGGCTATGCACAAGGCCAACCCGTCCATGGAATATCTGCCGACACTCGAAAGGGCTATCATCCGCGGATATGAGAGGGCGAAAAAAGACCGGGACAAGTGGCGCGAATACGTCACGAAGCGCTGCAACCTCCCGCAGACAAGGGAAGAGCAGGCCGTCACCAGCTGGAAGAACATCCTGCTTTGCTCCTTCAAGGACACGAAGCGCAAGGGGATCCGGAAGTCGCAGGACACTACCGGGAAGCTGGCCATCATCGGCATTGACTATGCGGATGTGAGGGACTTTGCGTCGGCCGGAGTGCTGACCATAGACGATGATGGAAATCACAAGTGGCGGCAGCACACATGGATATGCTCAGAGAGCCCGTTCCTGAACAGCATTAAATTTCCAATTGCCGACGTCGGCAAGGCGGGCTTTCGGGACTTTGAAGTGGTACGCGCGCCAGTCATCCCCGTGGACAGGATCATAGACTGGTGCGAGGAACGGATGGCGGAGTATTCCGTGGTCAAGATCACGATGGATACATACAGATACACGCTGTTCAAAACGGTTTTCGAACAGCGCGGGATCTCGATTGAAACAAGGGAGAATCCACAGGGCACGGTCCGCCTGATCAGGAAGATCGGGAGCGCCTGCGGAATCATCGCGCCGTCCGTTGAGAAGCTCTTCTCAGAGCACAAAGTGGATTATGGCGATTCGGCTATCATGAGGTGGTACACCCAGAACACAGGAACGCTTACGGACAAATATGGAAATATGCAGTACGTGAAAATTGAGCCGAAGCTCAGAAAAAACGATGGCTTTATGGCCTTTGTGGCGGCAGAGTTCTCCGCGGACCTGCTAAAGGAGACGATCATTTATGTTTGAGTGGTTATTTAAGAGCAGAACAGAGGACATCTCGAACGTCCTCGAGATCATAGCGAAGGACCTCACGAAGGTACAGCTGGCCGTAATGGCACAGGAAAAGGCCGCCGGCATGATTGCAAAGGCGATCGCCAAGAGCGAGATCGTGCTGACGAAAGGCGAGAAGCGCCGGAAGGATCAGGAATATTACCGGCTCAACATCAGGCCGAACGACAATGAAACCGGGACAGACTTCTGGTTTAACGTGGCCCGCGAACTGGTGGCCACAGGTGACTGCGTTGTCGTCCGGATGCCGAACGGCAAATACTACCGCGCAAACTCCTACCAGATGGATGATTATGTGCTGTTCGGAAAGACCTACAGCAACATCGTCCTCACGGACGGTTACAACGAGGTCGCGCTGCGGTATGGCGTCAATTCTGACGACATTATGCACTTCCGGTACGGCACGGCAAAGATGCGCAAATTCACGGACAACGTCCTGAATAACCTCAATGATGCGCTGAGCGCTGTGCAGTCACTGGAGACCATCGCAAACACGCCGCTCCTTAAATTCAAGGTGGACGCCAATTTGCAGTTTCGCCGGCGCACAGTGGACGGGAAAGAGATACGACTGACGCTCGACAACGTCCTTGACGAATTCAAGGAGAAGATAGACGGCAAAAAGCTGGCTATCATCACGGAGCAGACAGGCACGTCCCTCGAATTTATGGACGTCAAGAAGCAGGTCACAGCGGCAGAGGTGGGAGCACTTGCGGACATCATCAACAAGGAGTGCGCGGCGGCTTACGACATCCCGCTGGGGGTCTTTAATGGCCAGATCACGGAGCAGTCCGATGCCACGAATGAATTTATCACCTATGCGGTGAGCCCGGTGGCCGAAGTGATCAACGACACGCTCGATGCGAAGCTGGTTGGTGAGAAGGATTACATCGAAGGCGAGAGGGCCTTTGTGTGGCTGGCTCACTTTAAGCACGTGGATGTGATCGACGCATCCCCCAATCTCGACAAGCTGAGGGCGATCGGCTTCACGCTTGACGAGATCTTCGAAATGGTAGGGTATCCCGCCCTGAATACGGAGTTTTCCACGACCAGGGCGCTTACTAAGAATTACGCGACGGAAGGCATGGAGGAAAGCATCGAGCCGACGGGCTCTGCCGATGATCCTGCTGAGGAATCCGTAAGAAATATTAGCAACCGTAAACCCAGCAAACACAAGGAAAGGAGGAAGAAACGAAATGTCGAAAACTCCGACTAAATACTATCAGCTGGTCAATAACGACACATCTGCTGATCTGTACATCTTCGGCGACATCTGCGCGTGGGCGTGGCAGGAGATGGGAGAGCAGTCAGGCGTGACCATCGTCAATCAGCTGAAAGAGCTGGATGTGGACACGATCAATGTACACATCAACAGCTACGGAGGAGACGTGGCAGAAGGCCTCGCGATCTACAATGTGCTGCGCGAGCACAAGGCTCAGATCGTGACGATCTGCGACGGATTCGCATGCAGCGCGGCGTCCGTGGTCTTCATGGCCGGCGACAGGCGAGTGATGCAGCCCGCGTCTCTGCTGATGATCCACAACGCGTGGACCGTGGCTATGGGCAATGCCGCACAGCTTCGGAAGACAGCCGACGACATCGAGACCATCACCCAGGCATCTGTCGAGGCTTATAAGAAGGTCGCCACGATCTCCGAGGAAGAGATCAAGGCACTCATGGACGCCGAAAAATGGATCCTGCCGAAGGATGCTGTCGAGTACGGCTTCGCGACAGAGATCGACGACGAGGACGACGAGGACGACGAGCCGAAACAGTCCGCTTTTGGCGTGATCATGCGCAAACTGACCGCTCCGGGACCGGTCCTGGAAGCGCAGGAGATCAAGGTCAATGTCGACATCGACGAGCTCGCGAAAGCACTCACCGAAGCGATGATGAAAGGAACAGAAACACCAGAGCAGTCCAAGAGAACAGACTGGGCTGCATTTTTTGAAAGGAGACAGTAATGAGAATCGACAAGACTCCCCTTAACGAAGAGACGAAAGCAAAGATCGTCCAGATGCTGAACGACGCAGAGGACAAGACACAAGCCATCACCGACGCTATGGAGATGGTGATCAGCGAGACCCAGAGCACTCTGATCGACCAGGTCGTTCGTGAGGCTCAGAGAGCTGAGCAGGATGCGGAATACAAGAAGAGCCTCGGCCTTCGTCCGCTTTCCGAAGCTGAGAAGAAATTTTATGAAATGCTCAAGGGCGGCGCAAAGCAGGCCCTCACCGCGGCACAGATCGACATCATCCCCGTCGAGACCATCGACAAGACTCTCGAGGATGTCCGCACTGAGTACCCGATCATGGACCTGATCACATTCGCACCTGCAAACGTGAAGCACTGGCTGACCGGATCCAAGAGCGGCGCGGCTGTTTGGGGCTCACTTGCTTCTGCACTTTCCAACAGCGCCGAGCTGTCCGCAACACTTACCAGCCTGAACATCGAGGTCGGCAAGCTGTATGCGTACTGCATCATTCCTAAGTCCATCAGAGACCTCGAGATCGGCTACGTGGACAGATATTTCCGCACGATCCTGCAGGAAGCTATGTATGATGGAATCGCTGACGGCTACCTTAACGGCACCGGCAAGGATGCTCCTATCGGTATCCTGAGACAGATCGGCACTGTAGGCCAGGACGGCACTCACACTGCAAAGACTGTAGTGCAGACCCTGACAGGCTTCTCTCCGAAGCAACTCGCTCCCGTACTTGCGGCCCTGTCCAACGGAGGCAAGCGTGCGGTCAATGAGATCGCGGTCATCGCGAACCCTGCGGACGTTTACAACTATGTAAATCCCGCCCTGTACGGCGACAGCATCTCCGGAGGCTACATCACCAAGAGCTTCATGCCCGTAACTGTTATCGCAGAGCCCAAGATGACCCAGGGCACAGCGGCCATCACCATGAAGGGCTTCTATACCATGGGCTTCTCCGGCCTGAAGGTGCAGGAGTACAAAGAGACCAAGGCCCTCGAGGATGCGGATCTTCTGATCGCGAAGGTATACGGCAATGGCCGTGCGGATGACGACAGCGTAGCTTATGTCTTCAACGTCACTAAGCTCGCTGAGTATGTTCCCACTGTCAAGACTGTCGCAGTGCAGTAATTAAGGAGGGCGGAGCCTGAATGACTAACGAACAGTACGATATACTGGCGGAGGAGATCAGGGCGGACAATCAGGTTCCGCCCTATACTCCTGATGATGTGATCATCGATTCGATAACAAAATGTGAGCGGCGCCTCATTATGCTCAAGCCGGGCACGGATTTTGAAACAGATCTCTTGGGGCGCGGGTTCCTCAAAGATTTTGTGTACTACGACATGGTCCACAGATTTGAAGAGTTCATGACAAATTACGGCCCGGACATCAGAGCGTGGCAGCTTTCCGAGGAGGTGGCCGATGCGTCTGAATAAGATGGCAACACTCCCGGAATACACTGACGGCTGCTTTAAGCTGTATGACATCGTCGACAGTGGCGGAGAGCGGATGATCAGGGAGCGCGGGATTGGTTCTGTGTGGTACAGAGACATCGGCATATATGACCGCACTCGGATCACGTTCGAGCAGGCCGATAAGGAAGTGACCATGAAGATCAGGATCCCGAAATGGGACGGGATCAGCTCCGACTGTGTATGTGTGATCAATGGCCAGCAGCACAAGGTATATAACAAGGCCGACGTGCTTTCCAATCAGGGCTATCCTGAAACGGAACTGACCCTGGTCAATCCAACGATGGATTATGAGGTGACGACATGACCAAAACAGAGCTCGTAGAGCTGATTAATAGCACAGGCATTATAGCCCGCGAGAATGAGCTGTATCTGGAAGACCTGAAGACGTTTCCCAAGATCGCATACTGGGAGTACATCATCGAAGACGTTATGGCGTCAGGCGA